TTGATCAAATGAATAATCAACTCCACCATCAATAAATGTAGGTGTATCAGATGTGTTTCTAATAAATGTATCAATTAGATATAAACCTTTTTCATCTAATTTATGAACCTGAACGGTATCAATATATTTAGGATGGTAAGGACTGTTTGGATCGTATTCAAGAACAAAGTATCTAGTAATTAAACTATCTAGTTTTACTTGACCCTTCATATCAGTAGCTGTAGACCAATTAACAATATTCTCAGCATTGTGTAATAGTGGGTATGGTTTTACTTGTTTTCTTTCAGCTGGAGATAAGCTTTCTAAATCTACATTTGGGAAATCAATTTGTATAAACGCTCTTGACGTTTGTAATTCTTCCCATAAAGCAGTGCTTAAAAATGATATTAAATTACTCTTATCAGAGCCTATATCATCTAATATCCATTGCTTAGCTTCCTCTGGAGCCCCAGTAATTTCTAGCATTGGTTGTTTTCTTAATAAACCACCTATTATCATCTTACAAAACTCGCTAGATACACCTGGTACCTCGGCTTCGGCTTTGTAGAAGTCATATTGCTCTTGTGTCATCGTTGGGTTAAACGGAAGTAGTAAATTATCGCTTGAAGGAGCAGAATCATAGTCTTTCGTGTAAGAAGGACCTTGAATTAGTGCTCTGTTTCGTTTCCATTCGTTTATTTGACTCAGGTATTCATCATTTGGATAACCTGGTCCTTTAGTAGTTTCGGTTGATTTAACAACTGAACTGTTTTTATATCTAATTGTCATGTTTTTTGTTTCCTAAAACGTTAGTAGAAGTAACACGGTTACATTCGGATTGAATAAAGTTTTGATTGGCGTAGTTCCAGATCAAGTTAATTTTTGTTTACGTCAATATGTGTTTACCCACTCAGCAAAATTTTAAAAAGGGGTATTACCCCCATAGCCTACAGCCTTACAACCCAGGATTTATAACGATCCACGCCTAAAGCCTATAGCCCNGNCTCGCTGGAGTAGAATAACCCCCGCAGATCTGATTACTTTGATGGCTTTTGGTTTTAGGTCTTGGGCTTTGGGCTTAAATATCGAAAAACCTTTGGCTGCCATAGCTTTTTATGGATACTAAATTCATATTGTTTAAACACAAATAGTGAGACTTATCAATACTTTCTGGGTTACACATACCTCGTTTGATTTATGAATAACAGTACTAATTTGTTTACTAATTGTTGTATAATCAAAGCTTATACTTGCTTATTAAAAACTCCACGATCTATCACGAATAGTAGCAGGTTTTTTCTTACCTATTGGGTATAAATACTCACATATATACCTTATGCCGTCTGAGAAATGCTCAACATTCCTAGTCTTATCAATGGTAGCATTATCCATACCGTAGATTGTCCTATTTTCCAGGAAGTTTGTTCCATTGAGGCAATAGTTCTTGTACAATCCTTATTAAAGAATAGTCTTGTGTTACCAGCAGCATCCTTTAGCAGACTATTAACACAGTTAACACTATCTACTATTGGCGGTTGTTTAGACCTAGCACATACTCTAAACCCAGCATCTCTTAACAATGAGAAGTCTGTAGTTCCAGTAGCAGCACTGGTCTTTCTAGCATTACCTGAAGCATCAGGATATACTGTTATATCTCTATTTTTATATTTAGATTTGATTTTACGAATTAACTGATGAGTATCAGCAGATCCATATAACTCTTCTAAACAGTGTAATTGGTCGCCTCTATGAGCGAATACAGAAGATGCCATGATCTTTACGTTAAAGTCGATAGCAATATGTACAGGCTCTTGCTCACCTAGTGGTAGCAGATTATCTGATACATTCCATTCTCTTGAGAAGTTATAGAACACACTATCTCCTGAGTTATTAAATGTAGCACAATACTCTTGCTCATATGTCTTAATATCCAGTGTAGATTTAGCTAATTCTAACTCTTCCTTCATGTCTGGTCTTACTTTCTCAGCAGTGAATTGCCAAGACTTCCAAACACCTTTACTGTCTTCCTGTCCTTTATTATATAGCTGATAGAAATCTCCCTGTACACCTTTTGGTGTTGAGATGATAACTACCTTAGCTTTACGATTAGGATCGGTTGCCATAGGTAATACTACCTCAGTAAATGCATTCTGTTTAATAAATGCAAACTCATCAAGTACAATAAATGTAGGTGATGGAGAAATACCTCTTAAAGCATCTGGTCTATCAAATCCTTTTAAAGATAATTTAGACCCATTAATGAATCTTAACTCTAGATCCATCTCTCTTGGTAAACCTTCTAAATGAGATGCATGAACAATACTTTTAAGTGTTGCCCACATAGATTCTCTAATCATAGAAACAGTAGGTCCTATTAATATAGCACGTTGATTTCTATGTTCTAAACAATGATTATAAGCCATAACACAGGCTAAGAAACTCTTACCTGTTCTTCTACCAGCAGCGACAATTTTAAATCTTGCTGGATGTTCGAATACTTCCTGTTGAAAAGGAAATAGGCTTAATTCATAATTGTCATTCATTTTTACCTTTATTATAATAATTTATTTTAAATATTTCATGTAAATATCGGTGAACAAGTTTATATGTCTCCAATGTTTTGTATTTCAGTTAATAGCTTTAATTCTATCGGATAATCTATTGGCTCTTTCACCAACTTGATTAGCCCATTTAGAATCTAACATTTCAATAGAAGCGGTTTCCCATTCTTCATCATGAATTGCTCTTATAAATTTTTTAAATTGTGATAATCTAGGAGCACCCATATTAAAACACATATTAACAATTACTTGTTGTGCTTCTCCAGGCATTTCTTCTAAATTACCAAATACTTTTTTAGACTCATCGATATATGTAANAACATCTTTATCAAATACAGANTTAACTCTTTCTTCAGAAACAGGAGTNCCAACTGGAGCACCATATTCTTCATCAGTAGATTTAANTAAATGTCCAATACCAAAAGTNTTATAACCTAAATGNTCATCATAAANTTCGTATTTAACACCTTCATCAATTTTTAATTGTTCTCTTAATTTGTTAATATCCATTTTTNCCTTTATTTACCAATACACCCATAAAAATTNCCAATACCATTATTCATAGTATAAGTATTTATTTCAGTGTGATATTCNGTTAATTTAAGTCTTAATAAATCACAAAGTTCATAAAAATCAATTCCAGATACTAAAGTTATACCTTCTAGCATACTCTTAGTTACAGGAACTAAACTATATAAACCATCATTTAATATTATTATATCCATTATCCTCAAAGGTTAGTTTAAATTTAGGCAGATCTCTCATATGGCTGGCTCTAACCCGAACATTTAACATGTCATTCACACACTTCGGGGAATCCATTCTGGATAATTGGAGCAACAACTCAAAGAGTTTTGCAGTAGCTTTACTTTTAGAAGTAAAAACTACATCTTTATGATCTACCAGCTTATCTTTAATAGTATTACTACCAAAGTAAGATTCTAAAGCTTTCCCAGATTTCTGGGTGAACCCAATATAGAAACTACCGTCAGTATAGTGTGTAACGTAAACTTTATACACTTGTTCAGTGAGTTTCGATAACTTCTTTGTCATTGGAGTCCTCGCTTGTAGAAATTTCGTGTTCAACCACATTAGCTTGTTTAATTTCAGGGTTTATTTTACTCACGATTGTAAGCATGGGCACATTTGCCAATCCTGTATTATGTAAACTAACTGGTTGTTTTGAATAGCCGTACTCAAGGAGTTTCTCAGCTATTCTAACTCGTAAATTTTGTGATTTGCTATCTTCTTTACCTTGAAGAGCCTTTAATTCTTTATTTAAAATATCAATAGGGTCAATTTTAAGCCTTTTCATCTTTGTAACTGATGATTCAATCCCGTCATTAGGATCTTTAGGTTTTGGCTTTCTACCAGCACCTGGGCGGTAGCCTCCAGAAGGCATATTATTCTCCTATTGTTAATTTAAATACAGTCTATTTTGCACTGTGGTCTGTAAGGGGACATTTCTGGAATAGGCGATAAAACACATAGAATTACCGCCCATTACAAGATTATTTACAGATCTTTTTCTCTTATTCTCTTCTTTTTCCTAGAGTTAATGATATTAGCTTTACGAACTCTAATCTTCTTATCAGAAGGTTTTTCGTAACGCATATTATCTCTAAGAGTTTTAACTACCCCTAATTTAGACATTTTAGTCTTCATTTTCTTGATAGCTTTTTCAATGTTATTATCTTTTAGATAGATTGTGAAATTATTAGTCAATTAAATTACCTCCTTTCTAAAATATAAATTGAACAGTTAAGATTGATAATACACCTACAACAAACCATGCAGTTTCGGTTTTATTAGTATCAATAAAATCGAATACCCATTGTATCACCTCTCCTATCTTCTCTAACGTTTTGTATATATATTTATCCATATTTATCTCCTTTTAAGCAAAGGCAAATTCAGATTTTAATATCTCTGAACTATCCAGTTGACCTTGCGGTATTATTGGCACAAGATTGCCAGTTTCATTTAACACATGCTGAAGTGGATTAGAGTCTATTATTAACTTAAACTTTTCTCTAATTACTTTTTGCATCACCTTAACATTACAAGCATGAGATCCATATGAATCATGAGCAGTTACAATGTCAAAGTTACAAGCATCAATCACTATCATTAGATGTAGACTATCAAGATTATGAATTGTGTTTGGACTAACTGCAGATTTAGCTTTTGCTAAATTTAATATAGGTGTTTCAGATTTAATTCTAAAACCTACATTATCAACCCAACCATATTT